GAATTGCACGGTGAAGATAATGACGGAAATCCATTAGCTATGGACGATGGTAAGCCATTGGTTGTGTCCAAGCGATACACCCTTTGCCTAGATGAAAAAGCAACGCTACGCAAAGATTTAGAAGCTTGGCGGGGCAAAGAATTTACCCAAGCAGAACTTGATGGATTTAATCTTGAAGTATTGCTTGGAAAATTTTGCATGGTGGCAATTACACATTCGGATTACAACGATAAAAAATACGCCAACATTGCAAGCATCAGTCAAGTACCGGCCGCTATGAAAAAGTTAGGCGAACCAACCGGTATCAATGAATTGTTGATATTTAGCCTGGACCCATTTGACCAAGCTAAGTTCGACAAGTTGTCGGAAGGGTTGCAAAACCTGATTAAAAAGTCTGCTGAATACCGAAATACTTTTGAACCACATTCGGTATCAGTTCCCAGCGAATCAGAATTGGATGACGATATTCCATTCTAGAAAGGAAAATGTATGAAACCAGCTATTAAATGTATTTTGACTGAAACCTATACCTTGAAAACTCATCAGGAAGTTGGGTACGATGACGAACAGGAAATAATTGGTTTCAACATGGAAGATTTGTCGGCATTTACCAACGCTATTGTTCGGGAATGTGCCGACAAAGTGTTGGATTCTGACAACAGAAATTTAATACTTCAACAATTAGGATAAAAATGAAATGTATTGATTGCAAATGGTACGCTGGCCAAGTCAGCGACCGATACGGAGTTTGCAAACGTTTTCCGCATATAGAAAACAAATCCCAAGAAGATTGGTGTGGTGAATTTAGTAACAAATTTGTTAACAAAAAACCTATAGAACTGACAGTTAATGTTCCAGATGGCAATGTAACTTATGACATTACAACCGACACCATGGTAACTAAACGGGGAAGAAAACCAAAAAATGCTAGTTAAAGAACGTCAAGCGGAAAGCGGGCATTGGTATGACCGGGAAGGCAACCCAGCATATACCGTAATTGGTAAAAACGGCAAACCTAGGGGAACTACGTTACGTGATGCTAGAGTTCTTAACCTTTGTCCTAGTGTGACCACAATCTTGGGTGTGGCGGCACGTCCAGGTTTAGATTTGTGGAAACAACACCAGGTACTGTTAAGCGCTTTAACATTGCCCAAGGAAGAAAACGAAACGGAAGAATCATGGCTTGAAAGGGTTATGCTAGATTCCAAACAAACTGGTAGATTGGCGGCCGAACGTGGTACAGCCATTCATGCGACCATTCAAGCGTTTTTTGAAGGTCACTTGATACCAGAAGCCATTCCAATGTGCCGACCTGTAGAAGAAGCTTTAAACGCACATTTTGGACCACAACTCTGGTTGCCCGAACATTCATTTACCCATAATGAACTAGGGTATGGCGGCAAATGCGATTTGTACGTTAAAGCCAATCACGCATTTACTGGCATAGTGGTTGATATAAAAACCAAAGAAGGCGATTTGTCTAAGGTAGATATTTACCCAGAACACGGGATGCAATTAGCGGCGTACCGCATGGGGTTTAATATGCCCCAGGCACGATGCGCCAATATTTTTGTATCAAGTACCCATATAGGCCAAGTAAAGCTTATAGAACATGATTTATCAGATTTAGACCGCTACTGGCTGATGTTTACCAAACTGTTAGAATTTTGGCAGTTAAAGAACAATCATAAATAAGGCGGTCAATGGGGCGTTGAAGGATGCAACAAGGTTGGAATTTTCCCCGTTTCTTCCCACCAGCTAATAGTTGCCAAATTCACGCCTACCGTTGTTTTTTCACAACTTAGGGTATGTCCTAATAAAATAATTGTTGCGTAGTGAAGTTTTCTTTAGTAAATTACTAATACGGCAACGGTGCCGTGATTAGACAAAGGAAAAAATCATGAAAGCAATTGACATTCAGTTAAGTAAAGTTGACCACTTGGGTATGTTGTTGGCCCAAATCGCTGACCTTGAAAAACAAGCAGAAACAATCAAGAACGAACTTAAGCAACAGGAAGGCCATATTGAAGGCAATCTGTTTAAAGCTTGCGTTACCTTATCCCAACGTGCGACCGTTGACAATAAAGCCGTATTTGCAGAAGCAAACGTGCCAGCAGAACTTATTGCTAAACATACAAAAACCACCGCAGTAATCACACTTAAAGTAACTTCTAAATAAGGAGTAGGAAATGTTGCAATCAGAAAAAGATGCAGAACGGTATTACCAGGCGCAAGCCAAGTTTGAACAGCGCCAGCGCATGATTGATAAGGGCTGGGGCGACAAAGAGGAATACAACAAAGTTGTTGCGCTTCAGAAAAGAAAAAGTACCCTTAAATCACTAAAGGAATGTTTACTTGGCGGCCTTTTGGGTGGCGCAATTGCGGTTGTAGTTGTTTACGTTTACGGTCTAAGAATAGGGGTGTACCATTTATGAAAGCGGCTAATGAAGTATTTGAAACCTGGTATTCCGCAAACTTTGTGGAAGAAAAAGGGGACGATGACATAAAAGCATTATTTAGGGAAGCTTTTGAAGCTGGCATGGTTTCAGGAATTTATTTTGTAGAAACCAATCTAACTACATTTGCAGAAAAACTAACCGCTGACTATGAAGGATTTCATGATGAATGAACATATTTGGACTGCCGCCGGAACCGATATTACAATCCGCTGGCGTTTAACTGGCTGGGTTCCGCCATCTGAACTGCAAGAATACAAAGATAAATGGAAGTATTACCAAAATCTTCCATTACGCAGTCTAGATGATGCGGCTAAAGAACAATACGAACACGTACTACGTAGGGCTAAAGTAGCCCGTATTCGTTAGTATTTACGCATATTAGGCAATGGGGCATCCTTTTGGGATTTCCCATGTGCCTTAGATGCTGGCAATTCTTCGTGTTTTTTAAGTTTATCTTCTAAACGATGTAATTCGTTTTCAGTTGATTTTTCGTGTTCACGCAGAACAATGTAATGTTCTTTTGGTGATTTACCAACTTTGCCTTTTACGGTGAAATTTGTAGCCATGTTATGCCCCTAATATTTTCAATGCGTTGTTAATTTTACCAATTCTGTCATCCAAACCCAAGGTACCGCCGTTAATTCTTTTAGTCATTTCGGTGTAATCTTTAGAATCAGCCAGGGCATTTAACCCTTTTTTGTTCCAAAACCATCCCGCTGACATAACAGCCCATTCTGGCTGTATTAACAATTCAGGGCTGGTCAGTAAGTCTTGTTTAATAGCTGAACCGCAGAACGCATAATTATCCTTGCCAGTAAGCTGTATTAAGCCCCTACCGTGGTATTTCCAACCATCTTCATAATCGGTATTGCCCATGCGCCCGGCATAGACCTTATTAGCTATTTTTTCGGGGTTGTTCGCATACTGTTCAGCCATGTTTCTATCAGGAAATCTACTGGGCCAAACACGCATAAGTCCATCAGCGGAGTAATGAAGGTTTTCTTCCAATACTCTAAAATTATTAGATTCATGTTGGCATTGCCCTATAAAAGCCGCTTGTCTTTCTGGGGTACTAATATCGTACTTATCAAACGTATTTTGTAACGGTTCTAACCATTTCTGGTCAAGACCTAAAGCAACTAATTGGTCATTGTTCATTTAATACTCATTTGTTCAGTAATCCACTTTTGTAGTGTTACTGTTTGTAAGGTTGTTGCGGCGCAGTCAAAAGCAAGTTGATTGTAGGCGGCGATTGCATCAGAAAGCTTGGTGGTTGAGGAAAGGCCGGACATGGCACCGGTACTGGTTGGCTGGCGCACCCCGTTAGCATAATACTGGCGTAGCAAAGCCAATTTCGCATCATATTCATTTTGGATTCCTTTTGTGGTTATTTCTTGTTGCTTCTTGATTGATTCATTTTCCGCTTGTTGCTTTTCTGCCGCAATACGGACCTGGTCTTTGTAAATAGTAAAATCCCTATCCCTAGTATGCCAGCCAGCAAAAAACACGCCGCATACAAATAAGATAGATAAACCAATTTTGATGTAATTTGCATAAGGAATCATTGTTGTTCTGGTTCGGCACCAGCCATGTGTTTTCCGGCTACCGATGCGGCCCCTGAACCTGAAACAATTCCTAGGGCGCCAGCCAGTTCTGTAAGACTAATTTCTTTACCAGAATAAATTAAATAAATTGCGGCACCAGCAACTACAAAAAACCCAAGCATCCATGCCCAACGTGCAATGTCATGCGTATTGTTATCACGTCCAGTAAGCAATTGATTAAAAATTTGGTTCATTTTTTATTCCATAAATCAAACAATACTTTGACTTTTTCTTCTAAAACAGCAACTCTATTATCTGTTTTAGCCAATACTATTACCAAAGTAATAAATGCCAATAACAATGGCCATATCTTAGCCAAAATGTCTAAGGTGTCCATTATTTTTGCGTAAAGTAATGTGCTACAAAACCAATAAAAGAACTAAATCCAGATACAACCATCATACCGACCCAAAACCCACCACGGCCTTTATTTGCCATAGCAAGCAATTCTTTAATATCGTGGCGCATTTCGGCTACTTCTTTTTCCATAGCTTCCACCTTTTGCCACATTACACCGACTTTAACTGGGTCAATATCTACCATATCTACACCCATTAAGATTTCATGATGAACGCTAAAGCGTAATAAGGCGGCAGATTTGCATTAGTTCCACTTTGACCAGCGGTTTGTGTTGTAGTCGTAGTTGCAACACTAATTCCAGTTGTTGCTGAATTAACGCTAATTCCAGTTACAGCATTTGCAGTTGTAAATGAACCGCCAAATCCAGAGCCTCCAGGACCTTGGAAAGATGAGCCTGAATTGTTTGTATAAAAGAATGTTGCTGGACTTAATGGGTTATGTAAATGTCCAGGGTCTGTTATTCCGTGTGAATGCCCTGGGTCTGAAACTGAAGAAGAAGATGTTGCGGTATGTGTATGTGATACAACAATGGCATCTTTTGAACCACCGGTAGAACCAACTGCATAAGATAAACCAGCGCCAATAACAAATTTATCACGCAAATCTGGGGTGCCATTTGTACCATCACAAATTACAAATCCAGATGGAATAGAACCAGTTGCGCCTGACCAAATTAAAATACAACCCGTTGGAACAGATGGTGATGTGGATGGTATTTGTGTAAGAATTCCAGCAATATTGTCGTATGTATCAATTAAAGTGCTATTGGCATCTTCTAAAACAAACTTATATGAATAACCAGATTGCAACCATAATTCATTAGGCAATTTGCCATCTGTACCCAAAATAATAGGGTTTTGATTAGCAATATTGCCGTTTGAAGTTGTATAAGTAGCTAGTGGGGTACTAGAACCAGCTTGATAAGTAAATAATTGGCCGCCAGCTAATAATGCGCCGGTAGGTCCAAGCATTGTTTGGCCGTTAAATAGCGGCGATAAATTTACAGAAGCCATATTATTCCTTTGAAGTCAGTTCTCTTAATTTTGTCATTTTACGCACCGCTTTACCAGCGCCATAAGCCATTGCACCTACCGCGCCAGGACTTTCAAATGGCAATGCGGCCGCGGCCATTGGACTTAAACCAAATGCCGCACCAATTGTAGCTACTGGCGATAAACCAGCTAAACCACGTGGGGCAATTGTTGACATTGATTGACCTGATAAAGCAGAAATTAAGTTTTTACCGGTACGTTTTTCTAATTCTTTGGCTAAATCGCCACGATAACCATACGCAGTATTAACGTTATTTCTGGTAATAGATTGCAATTTACGTAATGCAGTTTCAGGATTTGCTTTAGGGCCAAGGCTTAATGTGCGTTCAATTTCTTTTTCAAGTTCTAATGAATTTTCATAGTCTTTCATCAAGTTTTCGTATTCAGGAACTTGACGGACAATTTCATCTTTTACTTGATTACGCATACCAGTAATGATGCGTTGCGCCTGACTTTGTTTAGGATTTTCAGGATAAATAGCATCAATACGGCGTTTTAAAGCATCAAGACCCTTTACGTTATGTAAGCTTGGGTCATCTTTCCAATCTGCAACAACGTCTTGAACTTCTTTAATCTTATTGAGTTCAGCTTCGCCAACCTTGTATTTAACGCCTTTTTCGCCAGTTTCTTTAATAGAATCCATTAAGGTATTCATTTTGTTTTCAATTGGCGCAAAATCTAATCTGTATTTAGGAATAGGTTTGCCAAACTCAATTTCAGGCGATTTGAATACATCAACGGCTTTATCAGAATAGCTTCCCAAACGTTCATCACGCATGATTTGAAGCGCTTCTTTGGCATCATTTAAGACTTGCATTTTATCGGCACGGCCAGTTAAGTTTTCCCAAAATTCAGGACGGTTGTAAAGTCCTGATTTGAAAGCTTCACGAACAGTATCGGTACCAACGCCAGTTGTGCTACCCAATGTGGCGGCAGTTACATCGCCTAGGGTTTTGCCTACTACTGGGGCTTTTTCTGCAATAAATTCACCGGCTTTAACTACGCCTTTTCCTACTGTTGGTACGGCTTTTAATAAAGCGGCATTAATAAACCATTTAGCATCAGATTCATCCATGCCTGTTTTATCAGCAATGTATTTGGCGCCTTTATCAACGTTTTCACCAGCAAAATCCATAAGACGATGAGTAGCTTCTGCGTTATATGCTGGGTCTTGTGTAATACCTAAAGCTTTACCAACTGGTTTATCAAAATAATTTGTAACTTTGTTTAAAGCTTCTTCAGCTACTTTAGTATTGCCAACACGGTCAACTAATTTTGCTACTGGTTCAGCAACAAATTGTGCCGCGGCTGGGACTGCTCCCAATGCGGTATCTGCTAAAGAAGCAGTAGATTTCCCAAAAGATTTGTACCAAGGTTCAGATTCAGGTTTTACATAATTTTGTTCAATAAATTTTAATCCTGGAATTTCAATGTCATCGCCAGTATTAGATTCAACAGTTGATTGATAAGGCAAATCAGGGTTAATTTGTACGTGAACTGGGTCTTTAGCACCATGGGGACGAAACAAGCCTACTTGTGCCAAAAGTGAATCTGGAACACGTGGATGAATATCAATTGCATCCCCTTTTTCATGACGGCTTGTTCCTGGGGGTGCTACTAAATTAGGGTTTTTAATACGGTCTAAATAAAGTTGACGTTGTTCTTCTTTAGTTCTATACCCACTTGTAATAGGCAAATCTTCGCCTTTAGGATTTAATTCTTTATTGTTTTTCCAAATATCTTTAAGTTGATTTACTCTATCAAGCAAATCTGGTTGAAGATTTGCAGTATCAGATTGGGTTTTATTAGTAGTTATTGGCTTTGCATTGTCATAAATGCTTGGCGCACCAACGTTAACACTAACAGAAGGTGTTGCATCAGCGCCTAAAAACTTTAAGCCAGGGACTTCAATTTCGTCTGACATTATCTAAACTTTCCTTGTTCTAAAGCATGAAGATTAGACCATTTACGGTTAAATTCTTCACGTTGGTCTTTAGGAATGGTAGCGTAAATTTCGTTTGCTTTAGCTTTTGCTTCAGGTGAATTAGAAGCGGCCAAAGCATCAATTTGGGCCATACGAACATCATAATTATCAACCCAAGCAGATTTTAATTTTTCTGCTTGAATGTAACCGTTAACGCCACGTTTTTCAATAAGCTTGTTGTAAGCCTTATTAAACATAGTAGCGGCCTTAACAGTAGCATCTGCACGGGAAACAATGTCAGTTAATGCTTGTGCAGTTAAATCATCACTACCATTAATAACTTTGGCATCTGCACGGGATTGGTCTGTTTTAGCAGTTCCCATAACTTCAGAAGCGGCGGCCATACGTGCAATGTTTTTATTCAATATTTCTTGTGTTGCATTACCAATTAAATACTTTCCACCTTGGCGCAACAATTGACCTGGGCGATTGCCAGAAGCGGCAGAAATATTTTCCATAACGCCACGTGTATTTGCTTCTTGTTCTTTAGCGGCAGAAGCAACTGCATTGCTTTCTTGTAATAATTTTTTACCAGAATCCAAAGCAGTTTTTTGTTCTTCAGTATAGTTTGCAAGTGCTGGACTACCCTTGTAATCAAGGTATTGGTCATATTTAATAAGGTCACGGTCTTTAGCACTTGGTTTGGGTGTTTCAGTAGTACCACCGCCGCCAACTGCACCTTGACCGCTACCAAATTCAACAGGCGTAATTGAAGGGGCTTCACCGCTTACAGAAGGAGTTGTAATGATTGGACGACTTGCGCCACCAATCGTACCAATACTTGCTTTAGGTGCAAAAGCTTCTTGTTGTTGTGGCAATGTCAATAATTGATTTGCTGTTTGAATAGCTACTTGTGGCAATTGCTGTGGATTAACTCCAGTAGATAAATTTCCAATAGCGGCATCTGCATAACGATTAATGTCTTTGCTATCAGGATAGGCTTGCTTTAAATTGTTTAATGCAGAAGCATAAACTCTAGGGTCTTTTATTCCAGCACGTCCTAAAGAAGAATAAACAGAAGCAACTACTTGACGTTCATTTTGATTAAAGTTTAATTTAGCTTCTTTGGCCGCTACATTGTTTTTAGCCAATGTAGTTAATTTATTAACATGGTCAGCACCAGTTAAAGGTGCAATTGCTGGAATAGCTTTTGTTACACGGTCAACGTCAATATCCCCATTTGTATCCAAATAGTTTTTTGGGTCTGACATAAAACTTTGGACTGCAACCCGTTCAACGTTAGCTTGTTCTGCTTTTTGTTGTTCATATTGCGCCATCTTTGTTTGGGCGGCGTAATAACCCATTTTAAGCATATCGCTTATATTCATTGGTTGCGGACCATTTACTTTTGATGCAACGTCTGTTGTGCTAAAGTCTGCCATTTTATTTTCCTATGAATTCAATATTGCATCAGCGCCTGGGGTTGACGTTGGAGTAATTGCTTTATTTCCGCCAAGTAATTGAGAAAGCATATAAGAATTTCCAAGGCTTTGTACACCACCTGAAATTGCATTTGCAGAACCAACGGTTCCAGCGGCTTGTGCATTTGCGGCGCCAACTCCCAAAGAAGCAACGTTTTGTGCTGTGCCTGTAGCCAAATTACCCATTCCTGAAACAGCATTTTGACCAACGTTTGTAAGGCCAAGCAATGAACTTAAAATATTTCCACGTTGAGTTTGATATTGATTAAAACCTTGGTTTTGTCCAGCCATATTTTGTTGGATGTTAGACAAATTTTGGTTATAAGTTTGATTCTGTTGTGTTAAATAATTTGATAATGCGTTTTGATAAGTATTTTGAGCAGTATTTTGCGTATAATTTTGCAATGCAACAGCAGAATTACCGCTATTCATGCCACCAGTAGCATTAGAAAATTGATTTGTAGCATTTTGTCCTTGGCCCAATGTAAAAGCAAAATTAGGCGCCATATTTGCGTTTAAATCAGCATTTGTAAATGGCTGATAAGTTGCTGGCATATTTGCTGGGTTTTCGTATGTTGACATTTGGTTAGTCAAATACGGTGTCATCCCACTTAATGTATTAACTGCACCAGTTCCTAAATTATTGTATGGGGTGTAGTATGGTAATACATTGTTCATATTACCTTGTAATTGTGCTTGTCCAGCATAAGCCGCATTAGCTTGTGTATTAGCCGCCGATGTTGCGGCATTTGAAGATATTACAGAACCAACTAAAGTTGCACCAGCAACGGCGGCTATTGCCCAAGTCATATTAAATACTCCCTAAAGCTAATTTAGCTTTATCAATTAATTTATTTGATGAATCAAAAAGTGATATTGCTTCAGGTTCTATTAATTCAGCTTCTATTTCATCTAAATCTGTTTTATCAGTTTTATGTACTGTAATTCCAATAGAATCCATGGTTGCTAAAGTAACCCTTTTTGTTCCTGATTTAGATTCAATTATATCGCCTGGATTCAATGTTTTCATACCATTTTCTGACCAAGCAATGATTTGTCCTGATACGCACATAAAAAAATGGTCTTTTTTGTGAATTTTGCCAACAATGATGGTTCCAGCCGGTCTAAATACTTTTCTACAATACATTCCATCAGAAAAATAATGGTCAGTTTTTAATTCAATTTGCGGCATTTCAACCATTTCTTTTTGTAAACGGTCTATTTGTTCCCTACTTGGAACATTATTAAATGTAATTGAATTAGACATTGTAGTAAGGCACTTTATATGGTTTGCCATTAACAGTAATATTAATAAATCCTACTGGTTTTGATGGTAAAGCGGCGGCCCCAGAATTTGCGCTTGTAGAACTAGTGAAATTAAGCAAATTAAGAAAATACTGTTGCCAAGAACGGGTAGGTCTTTTGGTGCCTTCGTCCAAAAATTCTGTTTGGGGATAAGGGTTGTTTTGGGTCGTTCCCCATAAATTATTAGCCATTAATTTTCACCTTCAGAAGCTTTTAGGTTAGCTGAAATAATACCTGGAAAAATAGGGTCTGTAATCACCACTTCAAATACTCTATCCCTGGCCATGCCCAACCTACGCCAAATAGCACGGTTTTTATAACGGCCTTCTTTTCCTATGGTTGTCCAATGCTCATTGGACCATGTAGAACCGCCATCATTGGACCAACGCAACATAGCCTGTGGGTCTGCCCCAACTTGCTCTTGATTTAATGGTGTTGTGATGCCAGATAAGCCTACGCCTGGCTGAAACTGTATCTGCAATTCCTCAAAATATTGACGTTGCAAATCAGTTACCAAATGGGGCGCCCTACGTAATCTACGAATAGGCTGGCCATTATCGGTATAGTTTTGTGGGTCTAGTTCGTAAATTTGACCATTTTGCCAATCACCAACCAACACTAATCCTTGGAAAACGGCACAACAATTAGAACGATGACGATGGTAAACGTTATTGTTATCGCACCATAGCCATTTGTGCCACATTCCTGAAGAAATATCAAAAACCCATGTTAAATCAATTGTAGGGAATGAAATAACATAACATTCATGCCCTTCTAATTGATAAGTGTAGGCAATTGCATCATCAATGTATTGATTGACTAATGTATTTTCTACTGCATGGTTGGATATTCTTTCAGGAAAATAGCCATTCATCATGACAATTTCAGCTTGTCCACGGTTATTTCTAGATAAATAAGCAAAAGAATTACCAATACGTGCTACTGAATAGGGCGCGGCAATACCATGTTGGTTAGAAGAACCTGGAATTCTTTGGAAAGCAAAAGGGAATGTGCCTACGTCTGACCATACTTCTGACGTTTGTTCGCCCAATAAATAAGCTTGGCCATGGTCTGCAATTAAAGCAACTAGGTTATCTGGCCCAGTAAACTTACTTGCATAACTTAATCCATAAGTAATAGGACTTAATAAGTTAGAAGCCGCCCATTCTTGGGTGCCAGGATTGTTATAAATAAAGTAGTTATCTAATACATGAACTGTTGTGCCACCTGAAAAAGCACCATCAGTTACAGGCAATACGCTAAAGTTCAACAAATACATGGTTTCAGAACCAACCGTTTGCGATGTACTAATAACGTAGTTACCAGTTCCACCAGTACCAGTACCAAAAGTTAATGTTAGGGTTAACCCTGAACCTGAACCATTGGTTGTTGTAGAAACTGGATTTGTAGGCGTAGAAGTGTATTGACCTGAATAAGTTAAATTAATTCCTGTAACAACACCACTTGATACGGCAGTTACTGTAAATGTGGCTGGATTTGACCCATAAACGCCACCCTGTACGGTTATTACATCATTGACGTTATATCCTGAACCACCGGCAGAAATAGCGCCGGAAAGCACCGTTCCTGAACCCAAGGCATTAATGATGGTGTTTGCAGTAACGCCTGAACCGGTAATAGTTTGACCAGGATAAATTGTTGCGCCAGGATTAATAGCGGTAACTGTTAATGTTGTTCCTGAAATAGAAGCAGTAACATAACCAGCAATATTGGCTGAATTCATGCTTTCTGCGGTTGCAACAGTTGCAGAATTGTTTAATGTCCAAGTGCTACCTGAACCTGAAATAATAACTGTTTCATTAGGTATGTCAACACCAAATAATTGCTGATTTACGGCAATTGTGCCTGTACCAAATTGGGTAACAGTTAAAGTTGTTCCAGAAATAGTGCCTTTAAATGTGGCGGCAGATGGTTGAGAAATACGCCATGTATAGCGATAAGCACCGTCAACAATGTAAACGTTTAAACCGTTGTCTGTAATGCTAACTTGTCCAGTTGTTGAATTTAATTGGCCAATAATTGTAGGCACAAAACTAGCGTTTAAAACATAAACATAAGGACCGCATACTGCAACGCAATATTGACCACCTGAAACAGTACGCATACCACGTACTTGTTGTTGTGCAGATAAAAGAACTTGTGATGTAAGTCCTGGGGTTGGATAAAGCGCAACTACGCCACGTTGACCTGGCTGTTTTAAAGGGTCAATTTCTGGGCGAAAATTAATACATTCCTGTCCATCTTGATAGATTGACGGGGCTTCGTATGATGGGCCAATAAATCCAAAATCCGGCATAAAGCCCCTTTTATCTTAAGAAACCGCCAGTTAAAATCCATCCAGCATCTTTTTGGCGACCAACTAACAAAGCATCGCTAAATACAGAAGCTTGTAATGGGCGCATATTAGTGCGTTTTAATGTCGCTTTTGAATCAGCGGCAAATTTATTAATCATTGCTATTTGCGTAGGTGAAGCTTTGCCATACATAGGCATTAAACGTTCAGCCAAACACCAACGTAAACACAATTCAAAACCTTGTGGCAAAACAATATTGTCATTAATTGTGGAATAACGTGTAAACAATGTATCTGCAAATATGTGCATTTCGCCTTGTGATGGATTAGGCCATACATAAATGTTACCTAATGGGTCAGAAGGTTGGTAATACATTGCTTTTGGCCAAGGACCTGATAAGGTCTTTAAGCCAATCATTTCATAATTTTCCAAGTTGAGTACGGCAACTGGGTAGTCAAGGCCCCCGTTAACAATAGGAGTGCCATTAGAATTAGTGTTAATACGCACAAAGCTAGACTGAATAGCAAGAGGGCGCTGATAATACCCACTAATGGATGTTGAACTAACCGTTTGAGGTATGTTAAGGATATACGTACCCACTTCTGTAACGTTAGTACCAGCACCAGTACCAAATGCAACAATTGTTGTTCCATTAGATATTCCTGTTCCAGTAAGAGTTTGCCCTAATGTAATTGCGCCCGATTGAATAGAAGTTACAGTCAATACATTACCGGTAATAGAACCAGTAAAATTGGCGCCTATTGTGCCGCCAGGTCCAATGGTGTATTGAATTTGTCCTGGTGTAATTGGAAAAACAATTTCAGTCTTATAAGTGACCATCATGGATTCGTTTGACCATTGGTCAATCATGCCATTCATCATTATTAAGGCATCTTGGGCGGCTTCAGGCGATGGGGTTTCACCAGCTTCTAATGCGCCAATGTCTTTTAATGCACCACTAATAATGTCAATTGGCTGGGTCATATTATTCCATCGTAAAAGTTAAAGCATTTATAGCAGTAATCCATGGAAGTTCGACATTTTTGTCTGATTCCAAATCTTTTAATTGCTTTTCTAGGTTCAATTTTATTGCGTTTACATCATCTTGGGTAGTATCTTTTTCTAACCATTGAAACAAATCTTGCTCTTTAATTTCTTCAAAAGATTTGTTAACAATTCCTTCAGAAAACGTGTGATTACCTTCTGATTCAACTGTATTTGTTCCGTCAGTAGCAAAAAGTAAATAATTAACGCTTTTGCATCCTTCAGAAATAGATAGAATCTTCCAATTAAAATTTATCATGCTAATGAAACCCAATTTTTGCTGGCTTCATCCCACTTGTGTGGACCACCAGTTGTAGGTAGTTCTATTGGTGGTGTCCATAAATTATTTACCAATACCCAGCTTGGGAATGGTTGTGGCGCAGTAAATACGCCATTTTCATAAGTAAAGCCTGGTCCAGCTATATCTGACTGTACGGCTATATGACTATCATCAAAAGCCGGTGGTGGATTACTAGGTTGTGATTCATATTCAATAACATTGACTACTAAACCATTTTGAATAATTGCATATCTTTGCATTTTTTACCCTTAGAAATAAGCAGTAACAGAAATCCAACCTGAACCACCAGCACCGCCAGCCGGAGCATTGCTTCCTGAACCACCAGCACCGGCCGCACCACCAGCACCAACTGCATAAGAATAAGTAGCGGCTGGGGAAGTAATGAGGACTTTAATAAAGCCACCTGAACCACCGCCGGTACCTGAATAACATTGGGCTACATCATTGCCTGTACCACCACCGCCACCGCCTGAACCAGTATTTCCAGCGGCCGCACCACCACCACCAACATAAGTTGAACCGGCTCCAGCACCGCCATAAGGTGAACTGCCACCAGTTCCACCGGAAACTGTGTAATTTATATTTCCACCGGCAACAAAAGCACTACCACCACCAGTTGCACCTACAAAAGCACCTAAACTTGTACCAGTACCAACGGTAACAGAACCGCCTGAACCACCAGTTCCACTCCAAGGAACGGGTCCACCGGCACCAGCCGTACAAGTGTTTGAACCAAAAGTTGTGCTTCCACCAGCAGTTCCAGCATGGAATGAACCAGTACCGCCACCGCAACCACCACCACCGCCGGCAACCATTTCTACAATTAAATATTTGGCATTAGTTGGTGTTGTATATGTGCCTGAACCGCTTGAATAAGTGTTAATAACTGGAACCGCATGGCTTACTTGTGTTGAACCATCGGCAAAAGTTAATCCAGTTGCGCCTAATGTATGACCAGTAGTAGTCAAAACACCAGTATTTGGAACAAAACTCATCTTCGTAGATGAAGTTGTTGCCGCATTGTTACCACTACTATTTGCAGATAAAACTGGATACCAAGTAGAACTAGAACTTGTATTGTCAGTAATTGCTATGTTTGTTGCATTTGTTGCAGTTGTAGCGGTTGTTGCACTAGTAGCAGTTGTAGCAGTTGCCGCATTACCACCAATAGATAATCCTGAAGCAGTACCGGTTAAATTGGTTGCTACGCCGCTAGATGGTGTACCTAATGCACCACCGTTGGTTACAAAAGCACCAGCAGAACCTACGTTTACGGCTAAAGCAGTTGCTACACCGGTTCCTAAACCACTAATTCCAGTAGAAACTGGTAATCCAGTAGCATTAGTAAGAACTGCGGCAGAAGGTGTACCAAGTGCCGGAGTTGTAAAACTTGGGCTTGTGGCCAAAGCTACTACGGTTCCTGTGCCGGTTGTGGAATAACTTGTACCCCATGCGCTACCAGTTGAATTAGCAATACCAGCACCAGGATAAGTCATTGTGGCGGTATTTGTAATTGTTACGCCACCAGTAGAAGCAGAAACGCTAATTCCTGTACCGCCAGTTAATGATGTAACACCAGTATTTGCAATAGTAATTGAACCGGCCGCATTGGTAATGCCAATTGCGGTTCCAGCGGTCAATGTTGTACGAGTAAACCCTGTACCATTTCCAATATCTAAAGCGCCATTTGCTGGGGTAGTAGAAAGCCCTGTACCGCCGTTTGCGATGCCAAGAATACCAGTAACGCCAGTTGTTAATGGAAGGCCCGTAGCGTTTGTTAAAACACCGCTTGCTGGAGTTCCTAATGCTGGGGTAATAAATGTAGGACTATTAGCAAATACTAAAGCGCCTGAACCAGTTTCATCAGTTACAGTTGCGGCTAAATTGGCAGAAGTTGGCGTTTGCAAGAAAGTCAACATTCCTGTTGCCAACCCAGTTACATTACCAATTGCTGGTGTAATAGTTGTATTGGTTACAGAAGTAATTTGACCTTGTGCATTTACGGCAAATACTGGGGTTGCAGTAGCAGAACCATAAGTGTTAGCGGCAACGCCTGTATTAGTAATGCTAAATTGATAGCCGGATAAAGTTAATCCAGTACCAGCGGTATATGTTGAAGAAACGCTAAAGTTGCTCCATGTCATTGCAGTTGTGCCAAGTGTTCCACCTGGTTGTGCCGTGCAATACCATGCTGAACCAGCTTGACCGCCAAATTCCACAAATACTAAAGCGCTTACATATTGTGACCAAGTTGTAGAACCAGTTGCATAAGTCCATGCACCGCTATTTACTTGATAAATACCATTTTGTGCGTTATTTGTTTGGTTTTTAACTAATACTGTATTGCCAGCAACAAGACTTACTGTATCAACAGTTTGTAATCCTGATAGGGTAATGTTTGTTGTTGTGGCCGCAGTAACAGGGTTTTTCCAACTAATTCCAGCGGCATAAGCTTGCAATGTCAAATAATTAACAATATCAGTTGGATTAGAAGCGTTTGTGCTAATAGTTCCAGTTGTAGTGCTGATATTGGTAAAAGCACCAGTTGAAGGTGTAATTGAACCAATTGGACTGCTATCTAACGTACTATTTGTGATTGCAAGTCCTGATTGAACAGGGTTAGCAGTCGCATAAAACGGCTTACCTTGACCAATAAAAGTATTAAAACTGCCATCAACGTTGAAATACGCTTGAACTGGCAGTAAATTCTGTACCGCAGAATTTGATGGTGTAGTCATACTAGACCTTAATAAGCGATGCAGTTGACTAGAACAATGTCCCCAGCAGTCATGTTAGCGGCCGCACCAGTAGTAACTGAATAGCTTGTAAAAGTTACTGAAGAAGCGGTGCTTCCTGTCAATTGTAAAAATACAGCATTACCGCTAGTAACGTCTGCCGCAAATCCTAACCATCCATTAGGTGCAGTAGGAAGGTTAATTGTTCCATTAGCCGCACCACCAGTACCAACAGTTACTTTAAAACAAAATGTGTTGCTAGCAAGAATAGAAGGATTTGTACCCCAACCAGAACCTAATGTTGGGTTTGCACCAGAAATTACTAAATTGCCTTCAATACTTAAATTAGTAGCATTTAATGGTGTTTGTAATGCGTTTCCGCCTTGACCAAAAAGACCCAGGCAGTTGCCATTGGCATCATATTCGGCCTGTACGGGCAAAAGATTGATTACTGAACTATTTGCTACGCCTGGGTTTGCCATAATTATTTCCTTACGATTGGTCTGCCATTGGCATTACATACAAAGTTCCAGAAGTACCGATAGTGGTAATGCTGAAAATTTGTGGTACTGCAATGACTGTAGGTTGGGACATTGCTACGCCCAATACAAATGATTGACTGCTATTCCCGCCAGTTGGCAAAACCGCCGCTGGTGCTGAACCAACCCCTTGAACTACTGGGGTAATGGTAATAGCAACAGGGTTTGCACCAGTATTGAGGAAACCACAATAATTGATTTGGTCGTTGCCGGCTGGGGTAATAGTTACAGCAGTAGATGACGTTCCACTAACGGTAATTGCCGTTGTGGGGCCAATAAAGCGATATACCGATGTGTTAGCCATGGTTAGTCCTTAAGCGGCGTTAGTTGGCAGAATTGTGCCTTCTAAACGGTCAACAGCCAAAATGTAAGTACCAGCCGCTGGGGTTACAGCAGAACCAGAAGCATTTACAAATTGGATGCTTAATGTGTTAGCGGCAGAAACCCAAGCATTAACAATGCTGATGCTGGTTGTTTGTGCGCCATTGAATGAAATATTTACGCAATCATTAACAACTAAGCCAGGAATGGTAAAAGTTTGGGTAACAGTTGTGCTACCGGAAACTTGTGCTGGTGTTAAAGATGGATAAACCAAGAAAGAAGCGTAGATATTTCCACGCAATACTGTAGTTTGAAGTGACATGATTTTTCCTTTAAATGAGGATGATTAATTATAAGTCCAAATAGGAAAAAAGCCACCCCTTTTGAGGATGGCTTTCCCTTTACTTCTTACTTAATTAAGCCCCAATAGGGTTTGTTAAGTTGTAGTTGCTAAAGTCGTAACCGTAAACATAAACGTCACAAGTAGCGGCCGCGCCTTGGGCGGTAGTTACACGGAAATATACGTTTTGTGTTGATTGAGTAGCAGTAGAAGCTACTGTCAATTGGTTAACAACTGTTGCACCAGTATTGCCTGAAAGCGCAGTAGAAGCCGCAACAATAGCAGTACCTTGTGCGTTAGCCGCTGGGTAAACTGCCGCAACTGCCGTTGTCAAGCTTGTAGAAGCATTGGTAACGATAAAGTTGCTAACAGAAAAGTTAGTTGTGTTTTGGATAGGGATTGCGTTATCGCCAGTAGCGTTAACGTTTACACCAGTCAATACACCTAACAAACGGATAGCTTGGTTAGTAGCTAGATTTGATGGATGAATCGTTTGGGTTGATGCTGGTCCTGGATTGCTCATGATTATTTCCTTTAATTTGGTTTAAAAAAGTGGGGTTTTTAGGCCCCACTAATTAATGCTTACGATGCAACACGGCAAGCGAGTTCTGGGTAGAGTGGCGCCCAGCCGTACAACACATCCAAACGAGTAGGAATACTATCGTTATTGATGGTGTATTGGCGCACGACACGCATACTCAAACCAATTTCCTTATCAGATGCACGACCAGCAAAGTGAACGCCTTCAGGCAACTCAAGGTCAGCTACTGCAAGCGTAAACGCATTGCGGTGCATGATGATGTTTTGTGAAGAAGTTGTACCGGTGTTATTGAAAGGATTAACAGTCTGTGAACCAGTTGAAGTTACGCTAACGTTCTGGAACTGACCAGCAGTAATAACGGCTGGGGAAACAGTAACAGAAGCAGTACCACCAGAACTGATAGACACGGCTGAAGTAACTACGAATGAACGTAGTTTGCCAGAACCGTAAGCTTGACGGTTTTGTGGGTTAACTGCATATACACCGTTGATGGTGAATGTGTCACCTTGGTTCAATGTAGCGGCCGCACTTGTAGCACCAATAGTGATGGTAGAAGTTTGTGCCCAACCTGAAGTCAAGAAGCCAGTTGCAGTTGTAACGTTACAAGACAATGTAGCACCGGAGTAGCTACCGAATGTTTGTGCCTGAACGTTTTGGTCCATTTTCCAGTTCATGCCGCCGGAATCCCGACCCATCAAGCCTTTACGATACTGTTCTCCAATTGCTTCTTGTGGAACAAACAAACCTTTCAAGCTATCAACGATAGTTGCGGATGTGAATGGCTCAACGATACAGCTACGGCGACCGTCACGTGGCGCACCTTCAGAATCAAGGTAAGCGGCGGCTGTCAAGTAGGTAATCAAACCAGTTGGTGCTGTACCAGCGGTACCAACGATGTTAGCGGTATTGTTTTTAGCCATCAACAAACCATCACGGTCCATTTTATTTGCAATAGTTGCTACAGCGGGTTTCAAAACTCTGTCCGAAAACATATCCAAAGACAATGCCAAATCTTGTGTTGTGAACTGGGTCGCAACTTGGAATTGAGTTGTCAATGTAACTGGTACAGAAGTTTCGTTAAAATCCTCGACCGAAAGGGCGGGACCTGTCGCACCAACGAAACGTCCAGGACGTCTTACGTTAACGGTTGCGCCAATTTTTCCACCAACGACAGCGAACTGATCGTCATAATTGCGGTCAACTTCAGAAGTAAAAGTTAATTCGTTTTCGAGGACCATTAGGGCCTCATTAGTAATTTTTGAAATCGTCAATAAATTATTTGCCATGATACTAATTCCTTTAAGGATAAATTAAATTGTTACCTTAACGAATCTTTCCTAATTTGCGGCCGGCTTTCCAAGCTTGATAGTC